ACGGCCGCCCGGTGGCCTACTATATCCGCAGCCGGCATCCCGGCGAGCTGCGCGCGATCCAGGGCGAGACGGACAAGGTGGAGCGCGTGCCGGCCGAGCAGATCCTGCACCTACGCTTGGTGGACCGCTGGCCGCAGACGCGCGGCGAGCCCTGGCTGCATGCGGTGGCGCGCAAGCTCAACGACATGGACGGCTACTCCGAGGCCGAGATCGTCGCGGCGCGCGGGGCGGCGAACTACGTCAGCACAATCGAGACGCCAGAGGGAGACCACCCGCTCGCGACGCCGGTCGATCCGGCGAACCCGCAAGGCGAGAAGGAAGTCGTCACCGAGCCCGGCATGACCGTGCGCCTGGCCGTCGGCGAGGAAATGAAGTTCAACAACCCGAGCCGCCCGAACACGGCGCTAGACCCGTTCATGCGCTACATGCTGCGCGAGGTCGCCGCCGGCACCGGCCCATCTTACGAAAGCCTGTCGCGCGACTACTCGCAATCGAACTACTCCTCGAGCCGCCTGGGGCTGCTGGATGACCGCGACCTGTGGCGCATGCTGCAACAGTGGTTCCTGCGCACGTTCCGGCTGCCGGTGCACAAGGAATGGCTGCGGGCGGCAGTGCTCTCCCATGCGATCGCGGCGATCCGGGTGGATGAGTACGCGGCGGATCTGAAGAAATTCGAAGCGGTGCTTTTCAAGCCGCGCGGCTGGAGCTGGATCAAGCCGAACGAGGAAGTCGAGGCCTACCGGGCGGCCATCAAGGCCGGCTTCATGACGGTTGCGGATGTCATCGCCATCACCGGCGAGGGCAAGGACCTGGAAGACGTGCTGCGGCAGCGCGATCGCGAGCTGCAAATGATGGAGGACAAGGACCTGGTGTTCGACACGTCGCCGGAGGTGTACGTGAAGGAGGCTGCGCCGGCCGCGGCGCCGGCGCCTGACCCGGCGGCCGAGGACCCACCCAAGCCGGACGACAAGCAAGAGTCCAAAACCGACGACCCGCCCAAGCGGGTCGTTCCATTTCTGAGGTGACCATGACGATCGCGAAGAGACCCACCATCGCCGAGATCCTGGCGAAGCCCGATCAGCTCGAGGCGCGCTTCGACCGCGCGAGCGTGAAGGAGGACCAGCGCACGGTGGACGTGGCGTTTTCCTCCGAGGAGCCCGTGCTGCGCTGGTACGGCAACGAGATCCTCTCCCACGCCAAGGGCGCGGTGAACATGGAACGCCTGAAATCCGGCCGCGCGAATCTGCTCGTGAACCACGATCCCGGCGACTGGGTCGGCGTGATCGAAGCGGCCCGCGTCGATGACGACAAGGTCGGCCGCGCCACGGTGCGCTTCGGCAACAGCATGCGCGCCAACGAGGTGTTCCGCGACGTGAAGGACGGGATCCTGGCTTCGATCTCGGTGGCCTACAGCCGCGACGAGATGAAGCTCACCAAGCAGGGCAAGGAGCAGGAAGACGAATACACGATCACGCGGTGGACGCCGTTCGAGGTGTCCCTCGTGACGGTCCCTGCCGACCACACGGTCGGCGTGGGCCGGGCAGCAGCACCCCTTCATCAACCCGCGGCAACCGCCGCTCGAAAGGAGAATCACATGAGCAAAGATGGAAGCGCCCCGGCGGGCGGTGCCGCCGATGACGTCGTTGTCCTGGACGACAAGCCCAAGATCGACCCGGTGGCAATCGAGAAGTCGCGCCGGCGCGGGATCGAGAACCTGTGCAAGGCGAACAAGCTGGACGACGCGACGCGCGACCACTGGATCGGCTCCGGCGCCTCGATGGACAAGGTGGCCGAGGAAATGCTCGGCATCATGGAGGAGCGCGGTCGCGAGAATCCGCAGTCGGCGTCCAAGCTCGGCCTGTCGAAGAAGGAGATCAAGAAGTTCAACCTGTGCCGCGCGATCGACGCCTGCGGCTCGCGCAACTGGTCCAAGGCCGGGTTCGAGGCCGAGTGCTCCGGGGAGATCTCCAAGCGCCTCGGGCGGCTGGAAGCCGACCAGAACAGGTTCTTCGTGCCGCTCGAGCTGCAGCAGCGCGAGAACCGCACGGCGATCGAGGACCTGGCCTACAGCCTGATGAAGCGGGACCTCACCGCAGGCACCGGCAGCGCCGGCGGCTTCCTGGTGGAGACCACCAACGTCGGGTTCATCGACCTGCTGCGCAACCGTTCGGTGGTAATGGCAATGGGCGCACGGCGCCTCACCGGTCTGCAGGGCAACGTCGCCATCCCGAAGCAGACGGTGGCAGCGACGCCGGTGTGGCTGGCGAACGAGGCCTCCACGGTCACCGAGAGCCAGCAGACCTTCGCGCAGGTCGCGCTCACGCCGAAGACGGTGGGCGGCTACACCGAGATCAGCCGGTTGCTGCTGCTGCAGTCCAACCCGTCGGCCGAAGGCCTGGTGATGGCGGACCTGTCCGCGATCGTCGGGCTTGCGGTGGACCTTGCCGCCCTGACGGGCTCCGGCGCGTCCGGTCAGCCCACCGGGGTCATCAACACGGGCGGCATCGGCGGCGTGACGGGCACTACGCTCGCCTACGCCGGGATCGTGGAGTTCCAGACCGACGTGGCGACCGGCAACGCGCTCACGGGGAATTGCGGCTACGTGGCGACGCCGGTGGTGGCGGGGCTCTTGAAGCAGCGCGTCAAGTTCACCAGCACCGCCTCGCCCATCTGGGACGGCCAGCTGCTCGACGCCAACGTGGACGGCTACCGCGGCATGGCCAGCAACCAGGTGCCGACCGGCGACCTGCTGTTCGGCGATTTCGGCCAGATCGTGATCGGCGAATGGGGCGTGCTCGAGCTGGAAGTGAACCCCTACGCCAACTTCCAGGCCGGCATCGTCGGCGTGCGCGCGCTGTACTCGCTGGACGTGGGCGTGCGGATCCCGGCGGCGTTCTCGCTGGCGACGTCGGTGACCTGAGCGGGAACCGCCGTGGTGCTCGATCTCGAGTCCGGCTGGGCGCTGGTGCCCGGCACGGCGCAACACAAGGAGACCGCGAAGATGAAAGTCAAGTGCGTGCTGCGTTTCTGGTACGGGGGCAAGCTGGTGGACAAGGACCAGGTGGTCGAGGTGGATGAGAGCCTCGGCCGTGAGGTCATCGCGTCCGGCAAGGCCGTCAAGGTGGAAGAGGCGGCGCCTGCCGCACCCGCACCGAAAGACGCAGCGCAAAAGTAATTCGAAGGACTCCGCAGGGGCGTGATTGCCCCGCCGGAAACGTTCAATTGAAGAGGAGCCATCCCCATGGCACAGCAACCCGCACTCGTGAGGGTGCAAGCGAAGAAGATGTTCAAGGCGTCGATCAGCGGCGCCCTGCCCGTGATGGTCAACCCTGGCGACGTGGTCGAGGTGGACCGCTACATGGCCGGCATGCTGGTGCAGTCCGAGAAGGCCGAGCTGACCGAGCTCAAGCCGCGCATCAACCCCGACTACAAAGCGCCGGAAAGGCCGGCATCGAGTGCGGATACACTTTCCCTGCTGACCCGCGCGGTGGAGAACCTGACGAGGATCGTCCAGGAAACGCTGGGACGGCCCAAGGGCCAGGGGCACTGAGCAAGAGCTGAGCGATAACGAAAGCCCGGCCGAAGCCGGGCTTTTTTTCGGCCGCCCTCCTCGAGGACGCCCGAAAAAGAGCGCAGGCCGTCCACCACGTCACAAGGAGAACCGCAATGCTCAACGCATATCCGCAGGCGACGATCGCCACCAAGATGCTCGATCCCGTGTCGGCCGCGAACACCGCGGCGGCCACCAGCGCCTGGATCGACGTGCGCAATCGCGAGGGCACGCTGGAGATCACGAATCAGATCGGGGCGATGACCGGCTCGTGCACCTGGACGATCGAGGACGCGACCGACGGTTCCGGCACCGGCGCCGCCGGCATCGTGCCGAACGAGGGCGCCTACGCCGCCGGCGCTGCGAACCAGATCCAGAAGCGCACGCTGCCGGTGCGCGCGACGCGCGGGTTTATCCGCTGCGTCGGCACCATCGTCACGGGCCCGTCGCTGGTGGCGGTGAGCTTCCGCGCGCACCCGAAAAACGTCTGAGCACGAGGAGGCGGCAGTGAACGGAGCAGATCAATCCAAGATCCTCAACGCCAAGGGCGAGACGGCGCAGGGCGAGGCGAAGCCGGCGCAGGAAGGGCCGAAGGTCGCGATGCAGCTCGTCGTGACCATGCTCGAGGACGGCAGCGTCAACGTAAGCGGGCACATCGGCAATAAGGCGATGGCCTACGGACTCCTGGAAACCGGCAAGGACGCGATCCGCGCCTACGTGGACCAGCAGAACGCGCCGCGCGTCGCCGCGCCGCAGCCAGGCCTCTTCCAACGACTGCTCGGCAAGCACAGCCACATTTCGGCGGCGCGGCGCTAAGTGTTCACCGAAGACCTCGACGCGTTCTTCACGCTCAAGTCCGCGGGTGGCCTGGCGGATCCGGCCACGCTTCAAGGCGGCGCCACCGATGGCGTGCCGGTGCTCTTCGATGCGGCCTACATGGGGCAGGCCGGTCTTGCGGGGACCAATCCCGTGGCGCTTGTGCAGGCCGCGCACGTGGCCGCGGGCGATATCGGCAAGACGCTCACGATCAATGGCACCGCATACACCATCCGCAACCGCGAGCCGCAGGATGATGGGGCGACCGTCTTGCTGCAACTCGATGCGCCGTGAAGATCGACATCTCGCACAACCTCGCGGAGTTGCAGCGCAAGTATTCGCTGCTGCCGGAGGAGCTCGCGCGCGCGGTGCCGCGCTCGATTAACCGGACGATGATCACGGTGAGCAAGGAAGCCACCAACAACCTGCGGCCGCTCTATCCTGGCATCAAGGTCGGCGCGCTGCTGAAGCGCATGAAGCGGGAGGCAGCAACCTCCAAGTTGCCGCGTGCCGCCATCGTGTTCTCGGGCGGCCGATTCAACCTGTACGGCAATTTCGGCATGCGGCCGTTCGGGAAGTTCGGCGTGCGCTTTGGCAAGCTGCCTTGGAAGATCGAGGGGTTGTCCGGAGATCCGGTGTCGCCGGAGATCCTGGCGCGGGCGTTCCGAAACCGGTTACGCGCCGGCGGCCGAGCTGTCGCGATGGCGCGCTGGACCAAATACCGCCTGTCTGCGGAGATCCTGCTTGCTCCAGGGCTCGCCACGGCCTACACCGAGCGGCACCTGGACGCCAAGCTGGCTGCAGTCGCCCGCAAGCGCTTTCCCGAGGTGTTCCTGCAGCAGGCGCGGTTCCTGCTCTCCAAGCGCAGCCTGAGCGCCTGGGTGGGCGTGTAGAGGAGATGCGGCATGGCGGACCATCGCGCCGAGCAAATCCTGGCCGCTGTCCAGGCAGCCGTGTTGGCACTCACGACGACGGGCTCTAACGTGGATCGCGGCCGTGCGGATGACGTGCCAGTGGAGAAGACGCCGGCGCTGCGCGTGACGATGGGCGATGACACGATCGTCGAGCCCTGGGCGCAGTCCCTGCTCGATTCGGAAGTGGACGTGTCGGTGATTGCCATGGTCCACGACAGCGCGGCTAACGTGGAGACCAAGCTCAACCAGGTGCGCAAGGAAGTGAATATCGCCCTTGCCGCCGATCCGACCCTCGGCCTCGCCTTTGTGCACGCCATCGTCGAGCTCGGCGCGCGTGCGCCCATCCTGGCGGGAGATATGGCGAAGCCAGCAGGTTCGATGGAGCTGCAATACCGCGTGAAATACCGGCGCGCGCTGACCGACCCGAGCGCATAGAGGAGCTGGACATGAACGAGACGAAGAACACGGGGCCCGAGCGAGTTGCAGGTATGCCAAAGGCCGGCAGCGCCGCGAGCGGCGCGCGGGTGCGCCAGACGCTTGTGATGAACGCCGCGACGAACGAAGCGTTGCCGCGCAAGGGCATCGAGCGGCGCACCTACATCGGCGATGCGCCCGTGCTGAAGGCCATCGGCGAAGCGGCCAGACAATCGCAGGCCGTCATCGACGCTTATCAGGCGACCACTGGAGAGCAAGCAGATGGCCAGGGCTGAATGGGCCATTCGTGATGTGGAGCGCCGGATAGCGTTCAAAGTCACGATCACGAGCGAATTCAGGGTGCGCGTTTGGGTGGCCATCCAACTGCTGAAGCTTGCCGCTCGGGTAATCAATGCATCT